CTAAGAATGTACCTTTTTTGAAAAAGCTTTTTTGTGATACGACCTTGTTACCATCATCATCAAAGTATGAGATAGTATGGTCAAATTTAGAAAATTGATTTCTATAAATCTTAACATTAATAATACCAGTAGGTCCAGATATTGTTATCAAGTGTTTGCTTTTATCTTTATCTAGTACAGTACCAAATATATGTCTTAGTTTATATTTAGGTATTTCTTTTCCTTTAATACGCCAATATCCGTCAATTTCTTGATACGGTAGTTTATTAATAGGAGTAATTTGTAAAGGCATATTTTCAAAAGTATCTTCTAGTTCATGCCCACTATGATAGAAGTTTAAAGCTTCTAATTCCCATTTTAATTTATTACCTTTTCCATATTTTTCATACTCTTCTTCAAAAAGTTTATTATTAAGTTTTTTTATAAGCTCTTCTTGATTATCTTTCATCCAAGAGCGGACCGCATCCATTTTACGCTGGTAGTATGCATCCCAAGTTCCTTTCTTAATTACTTCTATTGTATTCCCTTCGCTATCTTTCATTCTACTAATTTTATTTAAGTCGAATTGCATTTCTTCTAAGAACGAAAGTGCAACATCATCAACAATAAAATAATTATCTCGAAACTTATTTTTCTTTATATATTGATTAAAATTATAAACTTTTTCTTCAAAATTAAGATGTTCTGGTATCAAATCAAATCTAATCAACATTTTCATGTTTTGTAGATTTACTTTGTTCTTTTGGTTAGATACTTGTTTGATAAAGTCATATAAAATATCTTCCCTTTTTTTACTTTCTAGCTTATCAAAAGATCCGGCTTTAATTAGTATAACAACTCTATCTTTACTAATCAATTTGCGGCCTTCTTCATCTTTCATCTTATCTAAAAAGTCTTGTAAACTATTATAAGGCCTACTCTTTATTATATTATCAATTAACTTATCGCCAATTTTAGTAATACTTTTAAGACCAAATACAACACTATTTTCTTCTTCATTTGGAGTAAAGCCAAACTTTGCGATATTAATGTCTGGAAGCTCTACATTTAGGTTTAATTCATGTCTAAACTTTCCAATAGCACTTGCTATTTTACCATATTGTACTTTTCCAGATTTACGCTGGTCCTTTTCATCGCTAACGTCAATAATCCCTTCATTAATAAGATTAGTATAATCTTCCTCATTAATAGCACCTGCATTAACTGATAAACAAGCTGTGTTCCAATATATAAGAGGAAATCTATAAGCTAAATTCATTTCTTGAACCGCAATTAATGAGTAACCAATCGTATGTAAAACACTAAAGCTATAGCCAATTTGTCTAGCAATTTGGTAGTCCCAAACATAATTTAATATATTTTCACTATTACCAAGCCCTCTACCTTTTTCAAAATATTTCTTTTTAGTTTTTTCTAGAATATCTTTTTTCTTTTTAGCAATAGCTTTACGTAAAGCGTTAGACTCAACAACATCAAATCCCGCTATCTTTTCGTCCATTACCATCATCATAACTGACTCTTGAGAATCCGCTACTCCTGATAATGGTTTAAGATATGGCTCTAAAGTTTGTATATCTTCATAATGTAATCCGGCTCTTTTCATTTCTTCATACCAAAGGTCTATATTATTCTTATATTTAACGTATGTTTTGGTTGGGGATTCATTAGATCCGTCCTGACTCATAAGCCTCATAATTGAGTTTGCGATCGATAACTCTGCTACGTTTTCAGGTTTAATTTCTTTTACCGATTGAGAACCAACAGGAGTATCAAATTGAAACAAGTCAACAATCTCACCTTGGTGTACCATATTCCACATGTTTTTGTTTTCTAGTTCAAGATTAGCAGGAAGCAGTAGATCATTATATGTAGTTCTTAAACCACCTTTCCACTGAATTTGTTTATCCTCTAGTAATAGGTTCATTGTAGTTCTTATTTTATCAAGTGCATTAATAGTAAGGAAGTCATATTTAAGACCACCCATATATTCTGTGTCTTCAAGATTATACGCAGATACTAGTGCACCTTTTGTTGTTTTCATCATGCTATTATACTCAAAGATTTCTTCATTAAGAACTACAATACCAGCAGCATGAACTCCTAGTCTAGTAATTAATCCCTCAATTGTACTTGCCACTTTCCAGAGCTTAGGTTTCTTTTTCATTTCTACAACGAAATGTTTAATTGGTTTTTTGTTCTCTCCACCATACATACATTCTTGAAGAGTTCAATCTTGTCCGCGCTCATTAGGAATAAGAGAAACAACATAAGAAACTATATCATCGTCAATCTCTAAACCGCGGGCCGCAGTTCGTAGCGCTGATTTTGATTTTTCAGTACCAAATGTACAAACATTAACTACATCGCCACCAATAGATTTAAAGTACTCTCTTACTTTGTTAAAAACCTTAGTACGTTTATTTCCTTCTGTATCTATATCGATATCAGGTAATCCTGGTCTATCTTTGTGAATAAATCTCCAGGCTGGCATAGTTAACTCTTGTTGTAATGGATCAATTTGAGTAATACCAAGACAGTAATTAACTAGAAAGCCGGCCGCACTACCACGAGACACACCAACTAAACTATCAGCATCTTCCCAAATAATATCAATCATTTTTGCCATTGTTAGAAAATATTTAGAAATAGGCTGCTCAATTTTATTAGATGTTTCCCAAAGTTGCTCCAATTCATATTCAAGTCTCTCAAAGTATTCTTGCTCATTACCCTCATGTACTTTTTGTATTTCGTAAAAGCCATCAATAATTTTTGCTATAAAAGCTATATTGTTTCTTTCTTTTGACTCTAAGTAGAGCCTAGTATATTTAAAATCGACATTTAAACCATTTAAAGTATTTACAAAATACTTGTAAGCGTTATTATCTTGCTTGTCATCAACTGGAACTGTTGGAACGATTTGTTCATGAAAGAGGTCGTAATCTTCGACATTACTAGTTATTTTTAAAGTATTTTGACGCATTTGCTCAAGTTTTTCGTCTTCAACATAAACAAAAAATTCTTTAATTAAATAATATGGCATAATAAAGGTTGATGAGTAAAAAGCCTCTGTTTCTCTATCGCCATTTTTTGATTTTAAGAATGCATTGTGAACCTCAGCGTCGTCTTGATTTGCGTAATGTGAGTCAGTAGAAAAAACAAAATTATAATCATTTCAAAAATTCTTAATCATAAATTTATTGTATTTTGTTTGGTCTCTTTGTCTAGATGGTTGAACTTCTATGTAAAAGTTTTCATAACCAAATATATCAACCATAGACTCTAAATAGCCTTCAATTTTTTGTTTTGCACTCTCTCCTTCTCGTTGAAAAGCAACACCAGTAAAGCTTCCTAGACAAGCTGTAGTAGCAATAATATTTCCGGGTTCTTCACCAACAATCTCTTGCAAATCGCTTGGATAGGTTGGGGTTCTCATCATATTGTATTTATTAAAACTTCTTTCCCAAGCTCTTGAAGAAAGTTTTCTTAGTTGTCTATGACCTTTTGCATTTTTTGATAATAGCAAAGTATGGTAGAACTTTTCTCCTTTTTTATAATTTTTAGAGTCAAGCCCTTCACGAGTAAGGTAAATCTCATTGCCTAGAATTAATTTAAAGTCTTTATCTTTATAGTTGTCCTTATAATACTGCACCGCTTTAACGTGACCACTTAATACATCGTGATCCGTTAAAGCAATAGCAGACAAACCTTTTTCATAAGCATTATCAAATAATGTAGGTATAGAAATAGTGCTATCTAATAGTTTAATGTTGCTATAGTCACTATGGTTGTGCAATCCCGCATATTTCATATTAACGCCACCTATTTTCTATATAGTCTATTTCTTTCCTTGTCGAATATGTGTCCCTCTTTACTTTCAGTACGAGATATTTCATCTACTAAATACATAAACTCATTAGGACTCATTTTTAAATACATGTCTTCTAATACGTCAATAACGTTTCGAAGACTGCCATCTTTATTACATAATTCAATTCCTTTGTCTTGGAGTATATCACTTAAAGTTTGGAACTTTTTTGGTTCTTTATTTTTCTCCATCTTCTTCTTCCAACTCCTCAACTCTTTCTTCTGCTATTTCTAAATCGGCAATAAGCATTGTATATTCACCGTTATTTTCATAAGCTAAATCATTTATTATCGAGTTAATTTTATATTTTGTACTTTCTAAAAAATCTTTATTCATAATTTTCTCACCTCTACAAATAATTATATCATAAATTCTGGTATCTGTCAATTTTAATAGTTGTCTTTTTGTCTCTGAATATTTACTTCTGATTTTTTCATGTAAGCGTCTTCAATGTCTTCCCAAGTGATATCATCCAATGTTTTAGTTACTAAGACGATCGCAATAGCCATTAACTCCCCATGAGATTTTGATTTCTCGGTTTCTATTGAAGAAGATAGATACTCTAAAATATCTTGCTTATCATAATCGGAAAACGCGCTAATTGCATCATTAATCCACTCGTCTTTTTCTTTTGCTTTTTCTGTTAGTAAGAGAATTTCTAGATAAAAGGCTACAACATCTGCTAGCTCATCTAAAATTCTTTCCTTATTTGTTTTGTGGCTTTGCTTCCACCATTTCCAGAAGCCAAGTTCATTAATTAATTCGAATAGCTCCACATGCATTGCTATTAGATAATCTATTACTTTTGGCTCTTTTAAATTGTTTCCTTTTAATCTGTTTGTTACTTCTATATTAACTGTTTTTTGCACATTTAATAAATCTTGAAATCTTGCTTCCATTAAAACATCATCTCCATTTCTTCTACTTCCATATCTAAGTAGTCTAATATTATTTGTACATTTTTAAAGCCCCTAAACTCATTTATTTGACTTCTGCCAACGCATTTAACATTAATAGTCGAACTATTATTATTATTAACAAGTTCTGCTCCTTCTTTTTCTCTAAACTTAATTAGATTAATGTCTCCAATATTAAATTTCATAGCATTTCTCTTTTTGCCCATTAATTTAATAGCTGAAGCAGGAATAGAAAATTCAAAAGCAAATTTAGGTTGGGCAATACCATTGCCATAAATATTCATAACTTCTGCAAATTCTCTCAACATTTCACTGTTAATCTCTTTGTCATAAAAGATATGATCTACCTCTACTACCTGCTCTCCAAAGTCAACATCAGATAGTTGCTCTCCAATTACCTCTAATAACTTAGGAAGCTCACTTCTTTTAACTCCTGTACCAAAAGCCATATCATGACCTTGAGCAAATTTAACAACTTCTGTTTTATTTAATTCATTTCTAAATGAGTTAAATCCTTCTGTTTTTGAGGCACGGCCTGAACCAAATAAGTATTCTTCGCCATCAATTTTCTTAGGTCTAAGAACCAGCACAGGCTTCTTATATTTTTTTAATATTTCCATAGCTACTAACCCTGTCATTGTTTTAGGAACTGTAACATCATCATATTTAGAAGCTTCTACAACAATAATAGGGTCTTCATACAACTTGTTCTCCTGTATTCTTTGATCAAGAAATACTAACGCTTTTTCTTTAATCCTGTTTTGCTTGTTTCTAATGTTACCAGACTCTCTAGCAACTTTCTCAAATATATTTTCTTCAATAGCTTTTCCGTGCCATGTTCTAATGTATTTTGTTTCAAAGTCTTTGTTTATAAAACCTTTAAATAACTGTCTGTTTTCCTCAATGCTCCCCATCCTAATAACCGCATTAATAAGTGGAGTTATATAAAATGCTAAGTCAATCTTATTTGGGTTGACTGGGTTTGAAACGCTATAACTTTGCTTTTCAAGCAATTGCTGAAACATAGGGTTTTTAATACTTCTAAGACCATGGTATATAATAAAGTTATTATCTAGTTGCCTTGTGTCCATCATATCTGAAACGATACCTAGTGCGGCCAGGTCTGTGTATTGATAATATAACTTAGAGTTATTATTATACATTTCATCGTATTTTTGAATAACCTTATAAACTACACCAGCACCGCTTAATGCTTTATTTTTAAATCTTGAAGACAGCTGGTTGTTTACAATAATAGTATTTTCAACTTCCTCAAATGTGTCAACTGAGTGATGGTCCATAATTAGCACTTTTCTGCCCTGTTTAGCTAACTCTTTTTGTTCATCAAAGTCATTGCTGCCCGCATCAGGTATAATAATGTAATCAGATTCCACTGGGATTGTGTCAGTAAAAATACCATGTTCTTTACCATCGTGAACCCTATAGCGAATATTTACATCAGGGTATAATTCTTTAAAGTAATTATAAAATATCGCAGATGAAGTAATGCCGTCCGCATCACTATCTATTTGTAGGAAAAAGTTTTTATCATTAATAAAACCTTCGTGTAAAGCCTGACATAGCTCAGTAATATTTTCTAAGTTGTCTGGTGATTCCTCATCTTGTTTAGATGGTTCTACTGTAAAACTTGCTGTTTTTTGAATGTTTAAATTTTCCAGGTAATGCTGTAAGTAATTTGAATTTATTTCTTCTAGCAAGTTGTTCTTTAATTTATATTTAAAATTCTCCATTTTGTAACCCCTCTACATATATAGTCTTTCTTTCATTAGTATATTAAATGTTTCTTCTCCGTCATCTATGGGAGAGTCTTTGTGGTCTAATAGGAAGTCAATATCTGCTATAATACTTACATTAAAAAAGTTTCTAATATAACCAAATTTATTTTTGTAGTCTTGAATTTTTTCTTCTAACTCATTATAGCTTTTATAGTCCTTATCAAATGCAATTATTACATCTTTAATACCATATTTCATAAGTAGTTGAATATGGTCTTTGCTAATTGTTTGTCCAGATACCGCAAGAGACACATTTTCATCTCCATAAAGTGTATCCATTTTCATAACACTTTTTTCTCCTTCAAACAATATAGCAATTTTTTTCTTCTGTATTGCTTTTTTATTAACGCCTAGACCGTATAAAATCTTGCTTGTTGGATGCGCTAAATATTTATCTCCATACTTTACTGGCATATATTTTGCTTTTGCATCAGGATTTAAAAACCTTCCTCTAATACCAACTAACTCTTTATCATCTGTAAAATATGGTATGATAATTGCATTCATAATAGTATCAAATTTAATCTTATATTTTCTAAGAGTCTCAGGGCTAATCCCTTCATTAATTCAAGGCTTTAAAAACTCTAGGTCATAAATATATCTATTTAATATTTTCTTGCTATATGTTGTTAATTCTATTTCTTCTTGACTAACTATATTATTCATTTCATATAAATAGTCTAGTTGTTTTTTAATACTAAAATGCTCAGTATCGCTAATGCCTTCAGAAGAATTAACTCCTATCATTTCTATTGCGCCTTTTACCGAAATTTTGCGTCCTCTTAAATATTCCATGTTTTCTATAAGCTGGAATATATCAAAAACCTGGTCGCATTCTGTATAGCATTTAAATATATTATCTTTCTTATAGTAATACAGTTTAGGACTCGCATCTGCCGGGTCTAAGTTATGACAAACAGTAGGATAAACTATCATTACATCATTTTCTCTTACTGGAGACACATCATAGTGATTTTCTAAAAAATCTCTTATATCATCTGCGTTAAGCTCATTTCTATATTCTTTTATTGACTTACTCATTGAAATTCACCACCATTTTATCATATTCGCTAAAAGACAGAGTCGACTGTTCGTACTCTACAACCTCATAATCATTTATAACTTTAAAGCTACTTGAAGTTAACATTATATCTTTTACCCTACAAGTACCATAATCAAAGTGTCTAAATAATTTAACACCCGTTAGCGGTCCACGCCTATTTTTATAAACATCAACTACAATATTGGGCATTGGAACATTCGCTGCTTCTACTATTTTCTCTACTTTCTCTTTTTCTTCTGGAACATCACTTAACATGACGCTAATAATACCAACGTCTACCTTGTCACCAATCGCTTTTGAGCCACGAACATGATTGACATTTCTAACAAGGTTCTTTTGCCATCTATCATTAAGCTGAGTACCAGACTGAATAAATACATTGTTTTCTGCCGCAATTTCCTTAAGCGTGTTAGATAACATCATTAGTGCGACGTCTTCTCTAATTTTTAAGTCTCTGAATTCACCAAGAAGTCCAGGACTAGAAAAGATATAGTCATAAAATATATATTCTATTCCATATTTTGTGATATAATTAAGTAGTCTTGCTTTAATAGTTGCTATTGAAGGGTTTCCAATAACTTCGATATGAAGATTTTCATCATAAAACTCAATGATATTAATAGCTTTTTGAATTAATTTCTCCTCATAAGCATCAACAGTACCTGTAAGAATTTTATTCTCATTAACTCCACTAACATAAGCAAGAATAAGTGTTTGAATTTCATCAACCTTCTGCTCAGTAGTAAATATAACAGTTTTTCTAAGGTCTTCTTTAATAACAACCTTGTTATTTTCAATTCTAGGCACTGATAAAGCACAAGCATTACCAATCATAAATCTTGTTTTACCGTGTCCAGATGGCGCACTATTTATATACATCTTACCTAATCTTGCGCCTCTAACAATGTAGTTTAATATATCGCCCTCAATAGGCATACCAATTTCAGGAGTATCTTTAAGGCCTTGATATAGCTGAGCCATTCCTTTACCTGCTGTTTGGGCTTGTATATTATTTCTTGCTATATACTCATTTTCTACTGTAACGAGTCTTCCCTTAACTTTTTCTAGAATTCCTTCAATCGTATATTTATTTAACTTTTTGTTTTCTTTTTCTAATTCTAAAAAGTTTACATCGGGATTATAGAATTCTTTTGTGTCTATTCCCAGTCCTTCTAAACTTCTAAGGATAGTAAATTTCTTTGTTCTATCATAATGTATTCTAAATTTATTTTCGTCCATATCTTTAACATAAGGCTCTAAAGATGTAAGAAATTCATAGCCATTATGACTCTTGTATTTTTCATATTGCTTTTTATATTGACCGATATATAAATCTATATCTTTAGTGTTTATATTTTGGGCGCCGTCTTGAACCAAATTGTTAATAGCTCCAAAAATAATTTTATAAAAATCGCTTTTAAAATCATTAGGTGTAAGCTTATAACTTTGGTTATCATGAATAATCTCAGGCTTTTTTATCAAACCAGCGACTACCATCATAGCCGCATTTTGGTCGAATAATGTAGACATTGTTTCACCTCTTTCTTTTACAGTTCATCTAAGTTAATATGTTTATCTGTATTTTTACGTTTGCGAGGTTTAACTTTAAACTTCTTCTTTTTTCTTTCTTTAAGCTTAGATTGTTTAAGTTTAATACCTTGCTGTCTATAAAATTCATTTAGTTTATTTTTTGCTTCAAAGTATTCATTGGCTTCTTGCACTACATTAGGTACGATACCAATACCGTACTTTCTTAGCTCATCTCTATCAGGTTCTCGCTTCAAAACATTGACATAATAAAAAATAGAGCGGCCAATTTCTTTAAACGTTAGGCCGCTCTTTCTAAATTTAACAATTTGAGCCTTCATCATAGGACTTAGATTTGGTATCTCTAATTCCTCTTTGATTAGCTGCTCTAGCTGTTGTCTATTCACTTAGTTCTTCTCTCTTGTCTGCGAGTTCTTCTCTAAGACTAATTAATTCATTCTTGTGTGCCTTAGTAGTTTCGCTGATAGGAACGCCTAGATAATCAAATATTAGATTGTTAATGTACTCTTTGATATCTTCTCCATTCTCGCTTATAAGTTGTTTTGCAATAACCACTGCTTCTTCTCGAGCTTCTTCAAAAGACTGTTCTGTTTTCTTATAAAGTTGCTGCCTATTTTCGTCAGTAACAATGCCTTCTTGAACTTTTTTCTTCTCAATAGCTTTTTTGATTTCTTCTTTTAAGTTCTCATATGTAAATTCAAATTTAGGCGCCAATTGTTTAAGTCTTGTTTTGCTTTCAATGTCAACCAGGTTAGTATAGGCATAAACAGTTTGGTTTTCCATTGTTTTTTCTGTACCGTCTTTGTAAGCTTTTCTCAAATATATAATATGGTCTGCAAGTCCTTTAATAATTGCAGCTGGTCGTTTATCAATATCAACTTTAGTTGAGCTAGCGTCTTCACCCTTGTTATTTTCATCAGCATGTGCTATCATAACTAAACCATAGCCAATTTGTGGAATTTTTAGAATAGTTTTTTCAAACTCTTTTCTAATAAGTCTCCAACCTTTTCCGTAACCAATGTCACCAGGATCGTCAACACCTTGCTGTTTAAGAATATAATCATAGCAAGCACTATATGCTAAGCTAATTGTATCAATACCTATCATTTTATATTTTTCTTTTACATTTTCATCATCAAGCTTTCTAACAAGTCTCTTAAACTCAGACCAATTTGTAATATGAAGGGCGTAGATACCGTCGATATATTTATACCCAATCTCAAAAGCACTTAGCAACATGTCAGGAAAAGCACCTGCAACTGTTGTTTTTCTTGTACCCGCTTCACCATAGAATAAGAAGATTTTATCTGTTAAACTCTCTGATACTCTATGTGGTTGTAATTCTAACAAATCTTGCATTTATAATTTCCTCCTTTTAGAATATAAAGGGGAGCAAAGACTCCCCTAATCTATATTTCTATAACATGTTTTCTAGTTTGCTTTTTGTTTTTCTTTTAGATTTGGGTTGTGAACTTTCATTCTGTGACTCAGATTTTGCTTTCAAATCTTGCCCAATATCTTTATAAGACTGGGCTAGATCAAGAATATAATCTTCATCATAAGAGCCTTTTTCTAGAGGAGCAGAACCACCAGTAACTCTGTAAATTTTGAAATAGTTATCATATACTTTTACTTTATCTTCACCAAATGCGTTTTCTTTTACGA